GTCTATCAAGTTCTATTGCTTCTTTAGTTCCATCAAATGGATTACGTTCTACAGCCATTATATTATCCTTTGTGTATTATAATTATTATAGTAATCTTTCTCTACTCTTCCGCCTTTTGCTTTAGTGTTCATATTTAATAACTTTATTGCTTCTTCATATGTTGTTCCGCTTGGTAAATCTAATCCAGATAAAGCTTCTGCTTCTTCCATTATAGAAGGATCAGTTAAGTAATATTCTTGCATCTCTGGAGTATTCTCCATTATAATTATAGCTCGTACTACATCTGCTATATTATCAGAAGTAACAGTATCACTTCCAATTTGTTCTCTTACAAAGTTATAATAATTTTCTGTATCATTTTCATTAGGAGGAGCATATTGATTTATAATCTTTTTTAAATCACCTTTATGTCTTTTAGTTTTTGTACCAACATCTCTAAAAACACTTCTTACTCCCATTTGTGGAGTACCAAATATAGAGAACCTGTCTGCATAAATTTCACCAGTTTCTCCAGCATAACCTTGTCCTGCTTCTATATTACCCGGATTATTATAATAAATTTTTTCTGATGCTTCTTCTACTTCATTATCGCCTATTCTTGCTTTTACAAAATTTAATATATCCATTAATCCAGCCATTAGAAATTCCAATACGTTTTGTTTTTACTTGGTTTATCTTCATACTCAGGATCATCTGGATGTGTTAAGTGCCAAGAATCTTTTAAATAATGTATAGCCATGGTCATTGCATCCACTTGGTCATCGTGTTTACCATAGGGAAACTGTATAGCTTCAGCAAATAAATCTTCTGCCCAATCCTTGTGTCTTGGTATCCATAATCTTCCTGCCTCCATAATAGGAGTAGCAGCATGTACTCTTGCAATTTTATCACGATCTGGTAAGTAATCCAACACCGGAAGTCCAGCTCTACGTAAATCTTGTAATAGAGACTGTCCTGATGCTTTCTTTTCTATTATACATATGTCTGGTTTAAATTCATCATAGAGTTCTTGTGCCACTCTACGAAGGTCAGGATACTCCAATCGTTCTCTATGATTACCTAACAATATCAGACTAGGAGCCCAGTACTCTCTACCTTGATGATCTTCTATGGCACATTCAAATACACCCCATGTTTGTATTACACTATAGTCTGCGGAAGCTTTTGTGGAGAAAGCTGTGTCATAGGTTTGTATGATTACATCACAGGTTGGTGCATCTTCTTCTGTCCAACGTCTGAGCCATGTAGATTTTATAGAACCCCCTTCATCTGGTGTAGGGTTCTGCATATATAATGCATTCCAATACTTAGAACCATTGTTGGCACGAATCTCTGCTTCATCCATTTTAAGTATCTTGTCTGGTTTCCACTCTGGAAAATACGAACTACCTACAGGTAAGTCCAGCAGATTAGCTGATTCTGAATCTAGCCATGCTGGTATAGACAATACTTCCCATGGTGTTGTTTCTTCTGTTTGATTATTCAGTAACCATCCACAGAGATCGTCCTCATGGTATCGTGTATTAATAATGACAATAGATCCATTGGGCATCAGACGAGTTCTGAGACCAGCAGGATACCAATCCTTTATATACTTTCGTCCTGTCTCAGAGAAGGCATCTTCTTCAGACATTGCATCATCTATCAGAGCTATGTGTGCACCACGACCAGCAACCTGCGATCTTACACCAGCAGCAAAGTATGTACCATTCTGATTAGTTTTCCATTTACCTGCAGCTCGCACATCCTGTCGTAGTGATACCCCCGGAAAGATTTCTTTATATAATTCTTGTTTCAGTATATCTCTTACTGTTCTACCAAAGTCACTTGCTAGTTGATCACTATGACTGATTGACATGATCTGATGATTAGGATTACGTCCTATGTACCAGCTAGGAAATAACTGAGAACATAATAAACTCTTACTGGATCTGGGTGGTAGAAAGACCATGAGCCTCTGAGGTTCATCTGAGTCTACTATCTGTTGTAACTTATCTGAGATAACTTGTATATGTTTACCTACCTTGAAATCATCCACAAGGGTAGGAGCCATAAACTTTACATATGAAAAGAAACTACTCTGTGATTGTTGTAATGCTCTGGCATATAAACTCTCACGAAAAGCATCTTTAGTGTTTGGTGCTAGTTCCACTCTTTACAACCTTTAATCCTATAACATCAGCTAGTTTCTGAATATCTTCATCACTATTATCTGACATACCACTAAACTCTTGTTTAATTTCTTTTTTCTCTACAAACATACCAAGGTGCTTTGCTATAGCTTCCATTGATCTGTTAGCATTTGTATAGTCATTATTGTCAGTTGCTCTAAGATAGGTTTGATACATCTTGTCAATAACTTTCTCTGCAGTCCATGATACCTTCTCTATTACTTCTTCTCTAATAGTTTCTATGTAGGCTCTTATCTTTGGATTGCTGAGGTATTGTTGTGCTCTCTTGGCTGTCTTACTTTTATCTAGTTCACCAGTATCGGTACGAACTACAGGAGCATACCCTGCATCTATAAGTGCTTGTGATGCATTATTGGTCGCTACATATCCTTCTGCAAACTTCTGTTGCTTAATAGTAAGACCATAATCATTTACTGCTTCCTTAGCCATAAGGCACTATACCAGAGAAAGACAATAGAGGCAAGTACTTTCTAAAAATAAATATTTGCGTAGTTTCGAAATGTATGTTATTTTATCTTTACAAGGCCGGTAAAGACATATATAAATGATAATCATTATTATCGGTCCGTCCAAGTGATACCCCAAAAAAACCCAATTTGATAATTTTGCTCTATACGTGGGGGTGGGGTATATATACATAGCATAGCTAGAAATTTTCCCCCTCCCCCTAAGCCCTTTTAAAAAATATTAGATTTTGTGGTCGCTGGACAAGCCTGAGCCATAAAAAAAAGCCCTGCGGAATTGCAAGGCTTTAGAGAAAAGGCGGGTTTAAATTATATTATCTTGCTCATATATTTATAAATTTTATCTTGCTCAACCTTTTCAGAATCTAAGCCAGTTAAAAATTTATTGATATGAGTCGTGGTCGTCTTGCTGAAGTATTGACTCGTTCTATAAACTGAGCCGTCACTTTTAATAATTGCAACAGGTGTTTCATAACTAAATAATATTTGATTACCATTAGATGAAACAATATTGTAATTATGTTTTATAGGTTTTAATGAAACAGTCATTATTCAAAATTCCTATATGAGTCTTCTTTAGATTTACCAAGTTTATGCAAGCCTTTTGTTATATGCCTATTTATATAACTCTTGGCTTGTTCCCATTGTACTAAATTATGGTTAACATGGTTTACTTCTTTTAGTTTGGCAGGTCTTCCACCAGAACCTTTTGCAATCATTTCCGCTAATCCTTTATAATACTTTCTCACAGTATCGCTTGAAACGTTGCAAATTCTTGCCAATTCTTTAACTGTAATATAAAACTCATCTGAACTCTTGCTTAGTAATAACTCAGATTCTATATTAACAATGGTATGTTTAAAGATTGTGAATAAATCTCTTTCGCAATCATAAGAACGAATTGGTGTGTTTGGGTTTTTATTCATAAATACAACAGTTTCATCTCCAGATGTAGAATTTAACCAAGAAACGTTCACGATTGAATTTATTTTGTTTTTACTTTTATTTAACATTTTTTTTTCTTTCTGTAAAAATGCCTTTTCTCATAATACTATTATAGACCATTTAAAAAATAAATGCAGCTTTTTTTTATGGAGATTTTATGTAGTTATTATGTAGATTTTATGTAGAGAATTTTTAAAATTTTTTTGTTAAATTATTTTTCAATTCGTGGACGTTGTGGAAGGTAGAAATCGTGGACGTTGTGGAAGGCAATACTCTCAATGGTATGTTAAAAGTATTAATGCTGTAATCCTTAGTGAGTAACGATTACCTTCCCTTAAATTACATTTTAAATTTAATTCGCAAGTACTCCTAAATGAGTATGCGAATGGAATCTTTATAATAACTCCATAAAATCTCCATAATATCTATATAAAAAACATATTGACAATATGGTATACATAGTCTAGATTAAATTATATTGATTAATCGGAGCAATAAAAATGCAATTAGATAAGAAACATAAAGCAATAGTAAATGCTAGTACTTTATATAGTGCTAGTAAGTTTACAATAAGAGATGTTACTAATTATGCACCTAGAGTATTGAAGTTAAGTACTAATATTAAACTTGGCAAGATAGTTAAGAAAGGTAAGCATAAAGGTAAACATATACTTACATTAACACTTATTGAGCGTGAGACATGCACTAATGAATGCGAACATTATACTACGTGCTATGGGAATAACATGCCATTTGCTCATAGATTTGAAGTGAATGAAGCATTCATGGTAAGACTTGAAAGTGATATTGAATATTATGTAAAGAAATATCCACAAGGTATACTAATAAGATTGCATGTACTAGGTGATTTTGAAAGCATACAATATATAGAGTTTTGGAATCGTATGTTACATACCTATAGTAGCATAGCTATATATGGATATACTAGAAATCATATTACAAGTAAGTACGAACATATAAGAGCCTTAGGATATAAAACCATAGCGGTTAGAAACATACATAAAGATAGATTTGCAATAAGATTTAGTAATAAATTAGATGATGAGTTTAGTGCCAATAGTAGAGATATAACTAATGAAGGTATTACATGCTTGGCGCAAGTTAAAACCAATGTCTCATGCTCCGATTGTACTTTATGTTGGGCAAGTAAAAAACAAATTGGATTTATTACACATTAGGTGTTGACAAGTATATAATAATAAGTTAAGACTTAACAATAATAATAATTGGAGATTGATATGAGCAAATTTAAAAACTTAATAGAGTCTGAAATGGAAAGATATAATGAGGACGTTACGGAAATTATAAAGTTTAGTGAGACTGTTGACGAAGCTATTGATGAGGTATATAATAATCTACGTCATCCTATGGACTTAGACTTTGAGGAACTTGAAGACCAGATAAGAGAATACTATTTTGAAATACATAATGGAGATGAGTAATGAGTAAAAAGTATAATGATATATTGGATAAATTAGAACAAGCAAAGAACTCTGCTGAGTTAGCAATGACAGAAGCATGTGAAGCTGTTGCATATGCAAGTGAAGCAGAGACACAAGCAATAGAAGCACATGATGCTATACGTGATGCTATTGATATGATAGAGGAGATGAGCGATGAGGAATAGAAAGACTTGGGTATATTTATATGGAGATGAGTGTTCTGAAATATGGCAACACTTTGGATTTACTCATCCAGATAAAGATGATAGAATCAAATTAAAGTTTATTGAATTTCAATCAATAGACTCTCAAATGGAGATGAGTGATGAGTGATAAACAATTAGCTGAAAAACATTTTGGTTATTTATATGATAATTGGATTGATGACGAACTAAAACACTATGAAGAATACTATGGGGTGGAAGATGCAGATTTAATAACAACATCTAGATTAGAAGAACATAATTACAAAGACTTGAGAGTACTACAAGATTTTTTTGAGGAGAATCATTATGCGTAGCAGAGGATATGAATTAACAGAGTTCAGAGATAAATGGAAAACTATTTATAGTAAAACATTTTTCAATAAGTATATACCTATTCATGAAGATGTATGGGTAGATGATAAAGAGTTTATAAAAGCTATGAAGAAACCAGAAGGTGAAAGATATATCTGGACAATAGGAGAAGAAGATGGTAAGTACTATGTGCATAGTGGGTATCATTGGGTTAATAGATTAGGTTTTATAATAACTAAAAATAAATGGGAGCATGACATGAATATACAAGTGTTAGGATATTAAGATGACTAAACTATATGAAACTGATTATGTTTTAGTGGATAATAATAATAATCCAATAGACTTTTCTAAACATGCTTGGTTAGTCTATGGAGATTTAGAAGAAGTTAAAGAGGATGCGAAGACTTGCAAATGTAATTATATTTCTATGACTAAGTTAAGTAAACATTGGCAAGATAAATATATAAAATATTTTAAGGAGTATGAGAATGAGTAGAGATATAAATACAATACCCACAGTACGTAGACACATAGTAAGCTATCAAATACATGTAGAATGGAATGATAGTCATAAGTTAGTAAGACTAGACCATGATATGCCAAGTGGTTTAGCACAAGACCTAGACAATTGGTTTACAGATATAGAAATAGAGGAGAGTGTAAAATGAGAAGTAGTTTTGTATATAGAAATGATGTTGTTAAGAAAAGAACTTCGATTGGTTGCTCTGGTTTAAGTAGACCAAAGAACAAGAGCAAGAGAAGGTCATGGAAAAAATATAGAGGACAAGGAAAATGATATTTGTAAAATTTAAAATAGAAGATGGTGCTTGGGAATACTTTGATTACTCATGGTTTAAAGATTATGGCTTGGCACACTATGAGAATGGTGAGTCTATTACAGACAAAGATATGATACAAAAAGTGTATGGTGTAGACCTTGAAGATGAAGATAATGCAGAAATATTTGAAAATTACTTTGATGAAGATACTAATAAATACGAAGATTGTAATGGTGATTTAATATCAGTATATAAAGTACAAGAGATGACACAAAAAGAATTAGATGTGTTAGTTAAAATGGGAGTGTTGTACTGATGAAAGTAAAAGAAATAATATTTAAACTACAACAATGCAATCAAGAGTTAGAATGCTATGGTTTTTTTAAAGACGATATAAGAAATGTAATAATGGTTGACAACAGTATGGAAGATAGAGTAGAATTTAATTTAGAAGAATTAAAAGGAGATTAGTATGAACATATTTGTATTAGACAAATCACCTATCATATCTGCACAGATGCAATGTGATAAGCACATAGTAAAGATGCCATT